CACCGCTTGGGAACGGCAACTTGCCGCTCGGGCAATCGGGAGGCGAAATCGTCACCGTGGTCGCCGCGGAATAGCCCGAGCCGCCAGCCACGATGGTCGCCGAGATGATCGAACCACTGATCGGCGTCAAACGTCTAATGCACTGGGTCCGCCCTGCTACCTCCCGCCGCGCCCGATTGATGTAGCTGATCAAATCGTTCGGATCGAGCAGATCCTGCCGGCTTTCCCGGAGAAAGCGTTGACACTGCTGCAAGTATGAATTCAAAGTTGCCATCAACCGCCTCCCGGCTGCTGCGGCGCCGACTGCCCATTGCCGATCTTAGCCTGCCTGAACAGGTTCTGCGACTGCTGGTAGATCGTGCTAAGCTGCATCGGGTTGGCGGCGTTACGCGCCCGGTTCACAAACAACCCATACAGCTTGAACATCTCCTCGGCATCGCGCGTGCGCGCACTCGTCTGCGCCGAGAGCAACGCCAAGTACGCCGCGAAATACGGTACGCTGTCCGTCCACAAATACGGGATGGCCTCCACGTCGGTATCGAGCGCCAACGCAATCGGGTAGCAGGTACAATCGACGTTGAGCGTGTAAATCTGATCGGGCAACGGGTCGATATAAATCGATCCGCCAAAACTCGACCCCGCATTCGCGCCCGGCGGGGCTGCGCCCTGCCCGTACTGCGACCATACCGTAGGCAGCCCCGATTCCGGCACCACGTTATTGAGGTGATAAAGCCCGAACCACTCCCAGGAGCGTGGGGTTATCCACTGCATGCCGCTGCCGAGATTGTACCAGATCGTGTTGACGTTGATCGGTCCCTGGATGCCGGTTGCCGAACTCGTCCCAAGACTTATGCTGGAAAAATTGTAGGCGCGCTGGCCCACGACCGTCTGCAATGTGCCAATCGATCGGATACACGCTGCCTCGCCAGCCAACTGGCCTCGCGCCGTGTTGATGTATCCTGTGAGCAGGGCAGGCGTATAGAGCCCGGTCGGAGCAGGCGGGTTCTGCAGAAGCTGCTGGGTCTGTGGCAGGTAGGTACTTTGCAGCAAGGCCGAAAACTCCTTGCCGGCTTATGCGGGAACGCCGGCAGCGCCCCCTTATACCTTCAACAGAACCGGATTGCTGGCAGTCGAGCGCTCGGTATCGTAGCGATAAAGCGCCTGGCCGCCATCCGGTCCCTTGACCAGCATCACATTCCCAGCGCGCATCGTGCCCTGCATACCCCCCACCGTAGCCGAGGAATTGCCGCTCACGTTGGCATCGGGAATATCGTAACTCTTGATCGTCGCCTGCCCAGGCACGATGCCCCTCACGCCAAGGCTGTATGTCGTCATTTACGAACCTGGCTGCAGGACCGCGATATCAGGCACGCTGCCCATGGTCAGCACGATGGTAGCGCCGGAGACGCTGCCCGATTGCGCACCGCTGGCGATCGCGATGCTCGGGGCGCTGTAGAAGAAGCCGCCATCGTAGATCGAGCCCAGCGCGTTGACCGCCAGCGTGCCGCCCGTGCCTGTCGTAGCGATGCCGATATCGGCCGGGCGAGGCTTGCCGGCAAGGTAGAGAGTTTCCGGGGAGTTGGCGAACACCGCCGTGCCCGGAGCGCCGCCGAACGTGGTAAGCAGGACGCCTACCGTGCCATAACCGGTGCCAGCACCCGTAACACTCGCCTTGACGATAGTCTGCAACACAATCGGGCTGATCGTAGCCGCGGTGCCAACGCCGGCCACCGTGAGCGTGATATTTGCCGGGGTAGCCAGTGCTGCGCCTGGGTTGGTGCAAAGCACGCCGGTGAGCGAGCCAGCAGCCGCCAAGCTGAAAGCAATAGTCGCCAGTGTGATGCCGGTGGCATTGTTCGGATCGTAAGGGCTCGGCTGCGCGGCAATAGTAAAGCCGCTCGCATAACCGGCGCCAGGGTTGGTGAAAGTGAAGCCCGACACCGTGCCGCCGGCAATCGTGAAGTAGCCGCTGGCCTGCACGCCGCCAACGCCATTGGCGTTCGACTGCGGGGGCGGAGGAGCCGGAAGCAGCGCAAGCGGGGTAACACCGTAGCCGGCGCCATTCGACACCAGCGTGCCGCCGGACACCGCGAGTTGCCCGCCGACGATCGGTGCCCAGGTCGAGCCACCGCCGCCGGTAACGCTGATCGTGGTCGACGCCTGCACGTAATTGCCGCCAGCGTTGGTGATGGCCGCACCGATCGGACAGGCAAGCAGATTAGCGACCCGGTAGTTGTAACCGTCGCTGAAAATCTTGTGGAAGGTTCCCTGCCAACCGCCCGAGGCGGTCATCACCCATGTGTTGGTGATCGGATCAAGAAATTGGAGCAGGAGATACATCCCCAAGCCCACATTCCACTCGCCGGGAGGGACCGGGATCGCCGCACCAGCCGGGATCGTGACTTTGTTCCCGGAAGTGTCGAGCGAGGCGCCGCCCAGTTCGGAAGGATAAAGGTTCTGCGGAAGGGGCAACCCAATCCCAGGCCCTGAAATTCGCTGTACCATTTTAGCAGACTCCTAATCAGAACTGAGCGCCGCCGATGTTGTACATCCAAGCGCCTGAGACGGACTTGGCAGTGATCAAGTCATAACCGCAGACCACGACCCCCTGCTGCCCGATCTGCCCCAAGGGCACCAGTGAATAGAATCCGCTGAAGTCAAACGCGGCATCCTCGGACATGTAGAACGAGGTGTATTTGACATTGATGGCAAAGGCGCTCCCCGCAGGGACGAACGAGTCCGCGAAGATCGGGATGCCCGAAACGTTGAGGTTCGGGAAGCTCGACCGCACCGCAGTGTTCATCGTGTAGGTGCCGCCCGGATTGACGAACTGCTGCTCGTTTCCGATGAAATCCTTGTTCAAGGTCGCGTAGTCGCCGGGCGACATGACGACAAACGTCGGAGCCTCGCCGCCGGCCGCGTTCGTGATCTTCGCGAGTACCGTCGCCATGGTGGCGCGGGTAAACCCGATCGTCGCCACCGTGGCCCACGTGCCGGTGCCCATGTTGATGTACTGGCCCTGGAAGGCAGAGTTGCCGGCCAGATTTCGGTTGATGCCACCATAGGTCGGGATCGTCGAGCCGTCATTGAAGGCGTTGAGGAAGGAATCGGGCAACAGGGGGTTGCCGGTGTTGTTGGTGTACATCAGCGAAGCCATCTTTTGCTTCGTGATCGCATACACGTCGTTCATTCGCGCCTTGAGCAGCGAAATCTCGCGATCGGTCGCCTGGATGATTGTCTCGCCAAAGGGCAGCGGAACCGGCACGACCCAGTAGGCCAGATTGAACTGTCCGTTCTGGATTGCGGGGATGATTTGCGGAGAATTGAAGCCGCCGCCATAGCCAGTGAACTGGCCTTGGACCATAGACTGTCCCTGCATTGGGATAGTCACCTGGTTCAAACCGCCGGCCGCGCGCTGTGCGTTACCGAGCATGTAGAACAAACTCGGGCTGGCAAAATAAATTTGGACAAACAAGCGGGGAACAAAAGCCCTTCTTGTAGCGGCTGTCAGTTCAGTAAATAAACTGCCTGAAGCCGGGGCAACGCCTATACCTGGAAGCGGCATCTTAAGTCCTCACTTATTTGAACAGTCAGCGCTGATCAGCGTCTGGCCCCGTGCCGGATATCGCCAACCGCCTCAACGGCAGCCTTTAACACCGCATTGTCGTCATCACCCTTGGAGTCGAGCAGCGCCTTAAGGAACGCATCCTCGTCTTTCGGCTGCTCAACAAAATTGAAACCGCCGAACGCCCGCGGGCTCATGATCTCCTGCGGGGGGTTCTGCTTTTCGAGGTACGCGGCAGCGATCATGTGATCAGCTATCCCGCGTTCCTCCATGAACTTCTCGACAGCCGTGATGCCATCCGCCGTATAGCGCTCGTCGCGCAACGCCTGGCGCCCGGCTTCGAACTTGGTATTCAGCCGCGCGAGCGTTTCGTTCTTGTCGCGCTCGGCTTTGTCGGCGGCGAGGCTCGTTTGCAACTCGGTGAATTTCTTCTCCCACTCCGAAGTCGTTGCCGTCATCTTCTCAGTCTCGTCGAGATCGGGAGTGAGAGCGCTCGGATCGACTTTCTTGTGGGCCTTCTGCAGAAGCAACTTGCCTTCCGGGTCCTTGGCGATCTTTGCCACGGTTTCCCGAATGCGGCCAAGCGCCTTGAATTCTTCCTCGTCGACTTCGATAACGGCCATGGCTCAGTTACCGCGTCGTACCGGCATTCGGAACGTGTGACACCGACATCTTGTCGGATTTCATTTGCCCCGGCAGATGGCTCTTGCGGCCGCCGATTTCGAGTTCTTCCATGTTGACGCGAACGATCTGGTCGTCAGCTTTCATCGGAAGGGTCTTGGTCGGATCCTGAAAAAGGTTCGGCATGATTACGCTGCCTTCTGTTGCATAGCCGCTTGCGGCTGTTGTTGCTGTTGCTGAGCTCGTTGCTGGGCCAGCATCTGCATCTGTTGATTGCCCTGCTGCTGGGTCTGCGCCATCCGTTCGAGCTGCTGTTTCTGAGCAGCCGGCGTCACGGAACCCGGCGGGACAAACTTGGAAAGACTTGTCAGCGCTTTGAGAACGGCCTGCCCAGCGTCCGATCCGGCGCCAACCTGCGGCAGGATTTCTTGAAGCTGTTGAATGACCATCCCCAGCCGCTGCAGCCCAGCAGCCTCATACCCCCGATTCGGAGTCGGCTGCGCTGCCGCAGCTTGTCCAAACGGTGGCTGTTGCTGTTGGGGTGGATTAGCGGCCGGGGCTGGAGGCATTTACTTACGCTTGTGTTTTCGCCGGCGCATGTTGAATTCTCCTGTTTTCGGAATAGCTCAATAACCCGAGCGAAGCCGAATTTACTTGCGCTTGTGCTTCCGACGACGATTGCGTTCGAGCATTGAATCCTCCTGCTCAGACACGAGACAGCTCAACTGGCCGCCAATACTGGCAAATTCGCAGTTGACAGGAGGCGAAAGATAGCTAGTTTATGGCAGTTATTATTGCGGTATTTAGGCAGAATATGCAAAACGCCTTCGATACGCCGTCAAATCAGTCCAGCAAAGCCGCATATTTTACCGTCAAAGACGCAGCGAATTATTTAAGTGTCAGTCTTTTTACATTCTACCGATTGCTCAAAGAGCCTGACGGCCCGCCTCACTTGAAAATTAGGACCAATAAAAAGAAAAAACCCACCATCCGGATTTCCAAGAAAGATTTCCTGCTCTGGATCAAACAAAACGAGAAATGACATGCACCTTTTGACAATTGTTTACGGTCCGACTGGAACGATCTGGTCATTCCTGTTCAAAACTCCGCAACTCGCCGACAAGACCTTCACCGATCTCGAAATCGCCAAGAATAGCAAAGCCGAAATAATCTCGGTGTTCGACGATTTCTCGCACAAAGCCGTGCTGGACGTTGCCGGCATCCACGGCTTTCAACTCGAAGATACGACGGTTTCCCAGTTGGGTGATATTGAGCGGCTGATGCACCACGAACGAACTATCGCCCGCACCAAACAGCAGTTGAGCGCCGATCCCGGTGTCAGAGCCGCAATGGCGGCGCAGGGACCTGCCATTCTCAGCCCCATGGGCAACGGACGTTTCAGCTAGTGATGCCCACCGCCGTGTGAGAATTGTTTCTCCAGTACCTTCTTGGCACCTTCCGGGTCGGTCTGCATCAACTGTTTGAACTTCTCGGCTTCCTGAAGCTGTCGATTGCGATAAGCAATCTTGGCCGCTTCCTTGTTTGGCAACGGCGTGTTGTCAATCACATACTCGCCGTCGACCACACCCATCTTGAACGCAGCAAATATAAGCTGCTCGTTCTTGTCGAGGAAGATCGGCGATGACGAGTGGCTGTCGACCACAACGCGCCAATCTTCCGGTAATTGTGACAGCAAAAACTTAGTTTGGTCGATGTCGGTCGGCTTATCGGCCTTGGTATAGTAGAATCGGCTGTCCTTGGCCTCCATCATCGTCATCGTCAAGTCGGCCGCCTGCGCGCATTGACGCTCGACCAACAGCGATCGATCCTGCAGCGTGGTGGATCCGGTCTTGACCAGCGTGTCGGCATGTGCCTGCGCGCGAACACCGGGTTCGCCCATGCCCTGCATCACCGGCGGGCGATTGCCAAGCCAATTGATGGTTTCGAGAAGCCACCTGATTGCCGGCAACATCTCGGGCGGAATCTTAGGCGTCAGGTCATTGACTGACGATCCCTGCTGCATGCCAATATAGCCAGCAGCCCGAAACTGATCGTAACGCTCATCAGCAATGCCCGGCTCGCCGATGAATGCCAGTATCTTATCGACCTGAAGCCCGAACAGGCGGCGGAAATCATCACACCACGACGCCATCAGCATCTGGGGCTCGATCAAATCGACAAGTTCGCTTCGCCCCCAGAACCAGTTACTCACTTCATTGGGCTGGATCAGCCGATATGGTTGCATCCTGCTGCCGCGGATGAGCAGATTTTCCTTCTTGCTCACCACATAATCGTCGCCGGCGCGGAACGTGTGCGGCGCGATCAATATGTCAGGGTCGATCATCTGGATCGTGGTGTAATCGTCGTCGTCCTTGACCCACAACTCGTGCAACTGCACCATGTTAGGCGCGACAGTCGGCCCCATGATCGCGTAGTTCGGGTCGTTGGCGATCTGCACCAGCCCGCCCGGCAACGTGGCCGAGGTCACGCCGGTCTGGATCTGCGAGGTCGACAGCACCTGATGGAAGAAATTAGATGGTGCCGCACCTTCGGTCTTGCCACCAGCCGTCGCGTTGGCTTTGATCCTGTCAAACAACCGCTTGGCGTCGGGAAAGCGGTAGATGCGTTGCCATACCTCGGATAATGTCAGGCTCGTCGTCTCGCAGATAATTTCCTGCTTGTCGATATCGTTCTCATCCTCCCGGTACACGCCGAAATTCCACGGCATCACAAGCTTGCGGTTATAAACCGGCGTCTCCTTCTCGCCCTCGACCGAGGGCCACTGCTTGAGGATAGCAGCGCCGTATTTCAACGACTCGAACACGCCCCGACCGAACAGCATATCGGTATTAGTGCGATCCCACTGCCGAGTCAGCGCCTTGGCGGCCTCGCGACTCTGCGCATAAATCTCGGCCTGATGCGGGTGCTCGAAATCCATATCGAACTTGAGCGAAGTCGGGCTGAAAAGGCTCGATGCGGTCCAGTCAAGCTGTTTGTTGAGCGTGTTGACCAGCGCCTTCTGACCATCATAGCGGCCAGTCTCAGCTATGGCGTTGAGCAGCCGGTAATAAGCCGAGCGCGCTCCGACACTGACTCGACACTGCTCAATCCACTCGTTGACTTGTGCGATAAGCCTGCGTTCGCTTGTCGGTATGCCGCCGGGTATCATCCACGCCGCCTGTAACCAGGTTGTTCAGTCTCAAGGCCAGGACGATCCGACACGAGATGATGCCCAAACTGCTGGGCGTGCAGCTTCTGCAAATTCGTCCGCATCCTGGCCCCCGAACTTGCGTAGGGACCGGTCTGTACCGCACCGCTGTATTGAGCCCCATTGGCGCTGGCATTGAATCCAATAGGTGCCCTCGGGTTGGCATCCATCAACCGGGTTATATCGTTGACGACGGGAACGTGCGCCATCTCGCCCTGGTGCGTGTCGCGCAGATTCGTGATCTTCAAATCGCTGACATCGGCAGTCGAGACGCCGAGCATATCCGCCGCCATCCCGGCACGAACCTCGGAGCCGCCTTCCATATCTCGATAAACCTTGTCGGTCGCCTTGGTGCCGGATGAGCGTATGAACGGCATGCAGATTTCATCGGAATGTGTCGCCAACTGCGCGCGGCAGAGCGGGCAAAAATCAGGCCATTTCTGCTCACCGGGCCATTTGAAAGTTTCGGCACAGTCGGGGCATTTAAGTTTGAGGATGACAGCCATCAGCGATACCGCCAGTTGCGCTTACGCATCACCGCTTGCGTTTGATAGCGCTCCGAACGCTTGGCGGCGAAAAACATCTCAAGATGGTTCTGATTGAACAACTGGACCTGGTCCTTGATACTTAGCATCTTCTTGGCTGCCTCGGCATCCCGCGTCCGCTTCTGCGCCATCAGGCTGGTCTTGACCTTCTCCAGCCAACACTGCACCAGCATGGCGGCAGCTACAACCTTGTCGTCCTTCTTGCTGCCCGGCGCCTCGATGGTATCGCCGTCCCGCGATACGCTGTTCATTTCCTTGATCAATTCGGCCGATCGGATGCGGAACGTACCATTAGACACGTAATCGCGCAATGTCTCCATGATCATGACCTTGCGCCCCTGGTTACTGACCCAGTGGTAATTGTGCCCGGCGCTCATCGAGTCCGATCGCGTATAGATGTAGGTCTGCACGTTCTTGAAGATATCAGTCAGCCCCTTTTCCTGCACGTCGCGCATCTGGTGGCCTATCCGCAGATAGACCTGAAGATCCTTGATCGCATTAAAAACCGCGTTGCCGGGGCCGTTCAGCTCCATGATATAGCGGGTCTCGTTATGCCCCTCGCCGTACCAGCCGAGCAGGGCGGCGAGGACCCAGGCGAGGTGGCGGGTCGTGACAAGCGGAGACGAATACTCGGCTACCTGGTCGATGCCGTCAGCGTAGCAGCGGCCAATCTGGATCGATGACCGGTCGTTTTTCTCGTTCTCACCGAACGCAGGGTCGATGGCAACGACATAACTGCCGCCGATCTCCGGCTCCTCCCAAACTCTGAGTTCGGATTCCTTGATGGTGCGCGCCTTGTAGGCCCGCATGTTGACGAACTCGTCGCCAGTCATGAACCAATAGTTCTTGAATTTGTTATTGACAAATTTGTTGGTCTGGTCGGTAAGGACTTCAGGCGAGAAGAACGTAGCGCCGGTCTGCTGGAAAGCCTCGTCTTCGTGCCAGCATTGTTCGGCTACCCGCAAATTAGAACCTTCAAAATCAGGCTCTGAATCTCCATTTTCGACAGCAGCAGCCGGGTTCATACGTCGCCGAATCCAAGCAAGTTGTTCTGGCGTAACTTGATGCCCGTATAAATCCTTAACTATCTTTATTTTTTCCTGCTCTTTAGCAGATGGTGGATATTTGCCGTACAATTCAAAATCAGCAGTATTTTTTGCAATAGACTGACTAGGCTTGGACCACCAACCAAGAAATATGCACTTGCAATGAGTGGCGTCTGCACGAGCTCCTTGCCAAAGATCAAACCAAGCGTTGAACCCGCGCGCCGTCGATTCGTAAATATAAAGCCGATCTGGGTTCACATCAGATAGTGACTGGCGAAATGCTTCAAGCCCTTCGTCGTTATCCCAAGAACATAATTCGGAGCAGTGCGCCAACGAGAGCCCGACCGAACGACCTAGCGTGCCACTAGTTTTTGTTTTCTTAACCCCAGCCGACATAAATAGAAGCTTGCTATCATTACCAAGCGTCAAACCCATTCTATTGTCGCTGATGATACGCGGAAATTTCAGCGATTTTGGAAGATCGTTGATCATCACCGTCATTTCCGAACGGCTTTCCTGCTTGTTATTATCCGTGTCAAAAACAATCGCGCCCTTTAACCCGCGATGAATTCCCAATAAAAAAATTATGAGTGCCCGACAAATTGTAGAAATTCCCAATTGCCGGGATTTCAAAACATAGATGTCAAAAATGCCTTGTTCTAAAGCGTCAAAAACCTGCGTAATAAACATAATCTGCCCGAGAAACAGCGCTTCTCGAAGACAGATGCGTCCTGCGTCTTTTGAATTGACGTAACAACGGCCCAAAAAATCATAAAACGCCTCTTCTACCGCAATACGTTTTTGGTGACTCCATCCTAACATGAACTAGTTTCCAGCTAAAAAATTTGGGTTAGCAAAAT